GCCACAAAACTGGAGATGTCTTCCAAAGCTGGGAGAGCCAGTGTAGACTTCTTCAAAAGTTCCGTTTTCGACACCTTATGCGGCACGCCGTTTGTATCGTACACCTGTACCGTTTCACCATCTTCTTCCGTTGTCTGATTCTTCATACTTTCTGTATGTTTCAATAGATTGTCAGTTTCTTCACCTGTAAAGCTTAATACAAAATCTTCTTCTGCTGCCATAATTGTTTTTAATTTATAGTTATTAATGATATTACCAACATTGTATATTATAATTATCTCATTGCATCATTAAGCCCAGCAAGAAACCATGGAAGAAGCGACGCTGCATGATGTCTTACCCTGTTAACTTCATCATCTGAAAATTCGGTATCGTCATCGCTGGAAAAAATTTTCTCAGCCAATTTTAAATCAGCAATACCAACTCCTGTCACATTGAAAATGTTATCTGCAAACATTTCTCTGACATCAATCTCCACGAAATCGGATTTATCTATCTTCGTGTACTTCTTAAATTTCTTAAAATCTATTTTCATGATTAATCGACTAAAATTCCATTTTCAAAAACCAGTTTATACGTTGAAGGTATCGAACCATTCTGTATAGTCCATGATATTGTTCTCGTTGCTCCTTTTTTGTATGTATATGATCCATCGGCTTGCAATGACCATCCGGTACCGAACTCATTAGACAATATCGTATTGGTATAAAGATTTCCGTTTACATGTACTCCTCCGTCAAAATATCCGGCATAAGTATTAGAACTATGTGGCTTGCTAGTACCGTTCCTTGAAGCATAGATGCATGCTCCACCGTCATTGCTTCCAATTACTTTAACCCCAAATTTCCCGTCAGTCGCACCATTGAAATTTATGTCAATCATACCACTGTTATCATCCGTAGGAACACCAATCCGTATACTCCTGCTATCATTGCCGAAAAAATCCCTTCCCTTCCAATTCAAGGAACCGTTGTCTATAGTGAAACCTCCAATCTTAGCACCATCGGCAGATATTGTTCCGGAAAAAGTACCTTTAGCGGCTTTCAGTTCACCCGAAAATGTACCGTCCGCACCATCCAGATGTTTCACTTTTAACGAGTTTACATCTATGCACTCTGTAAGAAGAAGTGGTTTCCCATTTTTAACCGTAAACACGGCTATTCCTTTCCCTTCAGAACTTTTAATTTTAAACTTATCTGAAGAAATAACAATCTCATTTTTTTCGATGTCAATACCCGTAGCACCAAGTTTAATTGAGATATTTTTCTCTGCTACATCTACAACGCTTTCACCATTTGACAACAATATTCTTGCTGCACGTACCTCTATTTCTCCAGAAGCAAGTCTGATATAATTTGTCTTGTCCCTATTACCGATATATGTCTTTCCATAAACATTAAAGTATCCTTCTTTAGTTAGACGATCATATCCGATTGAAACTATATCTTTCCCTGAGAGGGAGTAAGAACTTATCCCCTGATAGAAGGTAAGAGAAGGCGCACCGTCTCCGTATGCAGACAACACGATTGCAGCCTGATAGTCCGGGTCGGCTATGTCTCCAAGTTGTACCATCACGTCACCCACTTTGGGTATATCGCTTCCTTCGTCACAATGATTCACGGATACATCTATCCAGTTATCACCAACATTTTCCACCAGACGCCACCAATAGTGATTGGATACGCCGTCATACGCGCCTTCCTTAATATTAAAGGACTGTGAGCGTACTAAATTCCCTGGCTTAAAACGATTTTCTATGGCTTTCTCACCATCATCTGCAAGGAAGTAACAGCGATAAACAGAACCATAAGTTCCAGGAGATGAGTAACCTCTTTTCCCGTCTGAGAACTTGACTCCTTTACCATCCTTGAAACGAATTCCTTTTTTTTCTATAAACTCGACCTTAGTAATCGTTGCTCTGGCCCCGCTGGCGTTGAACATGAAGGAAGCTCCGGCCAGCTCGGTCTCCATTATTGAAAGTAACTGGAAGATAGCTTTCTTGCGCACGTACAGTTTGTCAATCCATCCGACAGACTCGCCGCCCTTTTCTGAAGAGAATGACATACCAGCACCCATCATACCGGTCACGAAGTCAATTGATTCCAGGAAAGGAGATATGATACCGCCAAGAAGCTTAATGAGATAGTTTGTCTGGTCTTCCTTGTCCTTTCTCAATAATGTTGCAAGTGACCGTTTTGCCGAAAATACGTTACTGTCCGATGGGGCAGTAGAATCATTGGTCTTAATCACATATATGCTACTACCTCCGCCTCCAACATAAGTATGCCCTTTATACGTAATCGACTCCAGTTTCTCTTCCACATCATTAAGGCGAGAGTAGGGCATACTTTCCCCAATAGTATATACCGGAGAATCCCATGGAATGTCAAGGTTAAACTCCCATCCGAGAACACGGCTTTCACGGCCATTCTCAAAAAAGGCTTTATTGACCAGGTTTATCTTTTGCCCGAACTCGAAAAAGCGTTTCAGCTTGTCTTCATTAACCCATTCTGACCGGAGGGTAGTGTAGTATGTACCATCGTCCTTTTTTCGCTGGTCTGCTATCTTCTGTGCCTTCTCTTTCAGTTCCTGCTCCGCGTCCGGAATCATTTGTACAGAAACAAACTTTGGATCAAAACCGGAAAGGATATACTTGTCATCATTTTCAGGATATATGGTATCATCCGGCAATGGACGTCCGTAGTCTTCGCTGCGGACAATTTCCCAAAGCTGGCTTCCGTTGTTGTCCGGGTCAAAAATAACACCGAACTCCAAACCATTCATTTTGCCGGACTGAAAGATAATTGTCAGCTCTTGTCCCGGAAGTATGTAGTCCTTGGAGAAATTCAGGCCAGTATCACGATAGCGATAGTAAGTCACGGTTTCCTGACCTCCGTCTTCATTTGTAACGGTTTCCGTCCTCGTAGATACACTTGACATCGTATTTTCAAGTCGGGGATATACCTCGTCAAATACCACGATGTCTTCAATTGCTTCTTCCTGGCTCATGTCAGGATACACATCTATGTATGGCGTACCAGCGGGAAGCATAAGTCGTCTTTGCACAACTCCGTTTACTACCGTCTGCTCTTCAATGGAACGGTAGTTCTCAGGTATGTTTCTTGTAGATCCGAATGCATAAATGCGGGTGGCATAAGTGCCTTTGCTCTCACTGCGAGTCATGGCAGACGCTTCAGCCCCTAACTCGATTTTCACGGCATCACCGAATTCGTTTCGCCCAAAATGAATTACGTTGTCCGTTATCCAGCAATCACAGTTCCACTTATCCTCACCCGCCATTGAGAATAAGGCATCCAGCAGGTTCATATTGTCATACGTCATTGCAACTGCCTTATTTTCTACTGTTGAATCTATTTCAAATACGAATTCTTTTCCCTTATAGGTATATCCCAAAGCTTTCAGGTTACGTAAGAACACACCAAGCTGTACATCAAGGGCTGCGGTGAGAGACCATGACGCTTCATATCCAGCATGTTCAGGAGTGTATTTGAAAATTTTGTTTTTCCACTTCCAGTAGTAAGCATCCAGTTTCAGCTCATAATCATATCCAGCGGTAGAAGCATTGAAAGAAGGTTTCTGCAGGTCTGTTACCTCATATACTTTTGAAAGTAATCCGCCCAGAGAATCATCCAGAACCCCAGAAAGGTCTACATAGTCACCAAGTTTAAAATATATAGGTTCAGGCACGGAAAAGGGGAGAACGATGTAGTCCTCTTTCATCAGTGTAAACTTTCCCTTCGCCCCTTTGTTGATAGGGGTAGAGAACCTTGTTTTTCCGGATATGTCCTTAATTTCAATCATATCCCCAAAGTTCATAAATAACAAATGGAAGCCCTAAAAATCCGGACTTCCATTTGAAACAATAAAGGAAATGTTTGTTATTCGCTTCTGTCCATGGGATTCGGTTCGCAAAACTTACTTGAAACCTTACCGAAACACCTGTCAATACTTAACCCGTAAGAGATGCTTTTCCCCAGGTAAACCAGCTTGAAGACTTCGCTCCCAAGAGCGGGGATTTTGATGTTTACGGCTCCCTTCTCCAGTTCTGACTGAAAGGCTTTCTTCTTTGTCCGATAGTCACCTTCTGAGTCTCCTTCTATGGTGAACTGGAGAGTGATTTCACGCGATGCTACTTTTGCATTGTCGGTTATTATTCGCTTCCCGTGCTCCAGACGGCTCTCATCTTCGATGTAGTCTTTCATCTGGTTGAATCCGTCGATAGCATCGAGAAAACTGTCACCCATGCGGACACCCCATGTGCTCCAGGCATCCTTCCCGTTAATAAATAAATCTCCTGTCATAGTCTTGCTGTATTACGTTTCACTTCGGCAATGTCGGCCTGCATCTGTTTGATAGGTTTGACAATTTCGCCTGTGTTCTCTCTGATTTGCTGTAACTCCAAATAGGAATTGGCCAGGATAGTACGTGTCTCGTCGGCAATGTTGTACAGACCGGTCACTTGTGATGTCAGGGAGCCGATGGAACCTCGCAGTTCGGTAATAGCTACCGTTTGCTGCTGTTCTGCCGTCTCTATCCTAAGATTGGACTCATACACGGCAGTGAATCGTCCGCTCAGTTCTCCGGCATCCTCGTGCGTCATTTCCGTACCGAATCCGCGGCTGGAGGCCGACTGCTGTTCTTGCGTTTCTTTATTGTCATACCCTACAGCGGAAGCAATATCATCGCGTTCTTTAATAGCATCACTTACGATTCCATTCCATTTGCCTTGTAAATAGTCAAGTTCATTATCATCAAGCGCTCCATCCTCCATTCTTTTGGCAAAATCTTCGTACCATTCATTCAATCTGTCATAGTACAATTCTCCAATCTTGTTTGAAAGCATGGCTCTCATGAAATACTCGGACATGTTGTCGGCAAAATCTTCGGCAGAAGCATCCATATCCATTAGCGTGTCAATGAAACTGTCATACATCGAATCGAATGTCATTCCAGTAAGTGATTCATTGAGTTGTGTTTCCAGTTCTTCTATTTTTCCGGCTTGTTCAATGTAATCATCCAGCTTTTCAGTCAGCCTACCTCCATATCCTCCCTTTCCGGTATTCTGTATCTGCGTCCACATATCTACATTCCCCTTCAAGAGTTTCATTTCTTCAGGAGAAAGATCCCAAAGACTTCCATTCCAGTTCCTTCCTATTTGATTGCTGAAATCATTTATTTGGCTTTGTGTGAATCCTCCCCAGTAATAATTCCAGCTATGATGGTTTCCTGAATAACGGGCTTGTTCCTGTGCTATTTTCAGATAGTTTGCGTTTTGCTCATCTTGATACTTCACGGCTTTCCTTGCAGCATTGACTGATATTGCACCTCTTCCGGCTTTTATGGTGTCATTCAGTGCGTCAATACTTCCCTGAAGTGCTTCATTTCTGTCTGTCAGTCGGTCTATAGCCTCCTGCACCTCCTTGGCATTGCTCCCAATAGAAGTAAGTTTACTGAATCCACCGAAAGAAATAGCGTCAAAAATGCTTCCAATACCTTTCATTAAGGATTCTCCTATAGATACGAACAAATCTCCGGACAGCACATCTTCAATGATTCCAGACACAGCACTGAATACGGAGTCAAGGAGTCCGCTAATTACTATACTTATCCCATCCTTGAATATGTCAATTATAGAAAGAATCCATCCGACAACGGGAACGCTTTCAAGCGAATCAGCAAGTTTTCCAGCAGCCCCACCAACTCCTTTTCCTGCTTGAATCAGTCCATTGTAGATATTTGTGAGTCCTCCGGAAGTTATCTGTTGCAATCCCTGTACCACGTTATCCATATTGGCTTTTAATGCAGTGGCTGTTTCAGACATTCCTTTCTGTGCCTTTTCAACATTTTCTGACTGCATTTGTACATTTGCAGATGCCAAATCAGCATTGCTCTGTGCATTTGCCAATGCTTCCTTTGCTGCATTTTTCTGCTCTTCAGTACCGTTTTTCAACGCATTCTCATATTCTTCCTGAGCTGTGACAAGACGCTCCAATGCATCCGCTTCCTGCTCCTTAGCAAGATTAAGACTTACAACTGAATTTTGATATGCTTGTACATTATCACCAAGTTTCTTGAAATCCAACCCTCCTGCACCTCCAAGAGATTTTTCCATTTGATTAACCGCATCAACAATGGCTTGCTGGCTTGACGCGTCTGAGTTTTTGAACTCATCGGTCTGCATGTATTTCCTGGCATCTTCAAGAGCAGGTTTAATCATATTGGAGAACATTCCTCCGAACTCACCAAACACTGTTACCCAATCTATATTTGCCTTTAAAGCATTTGATTCGATACCGGAAAGTTTGCTGTCCCGTTCTTTCCCTAACCTTATCTTTTCGGCATTTGTTTGGGCTTTGGCTATCTTGTCGGCATATTCTTGTGCAATGGCATACTTACGCTGTTGGAACGTGCCATATTCCTGAAGATAGGAATTTAGTGCATCCTTTTCAGCTTGAAGCGATTCAATATCTACTTCATAGAAAGACTTATTACGCTTTGATTCTGCATTGGATTTCATCACTTTCACTTCATCAATCTCACCATATTTGGCTTTAGCCTTGTTGTAAGCATCAATCTCTTTCTGGTAATCCAGTTCAATCTGTCTACGTTTCTTTTCAGAACCTTCTTCCATCAGGTTGATTTCTTCCTGCTGATTTGTTCTGCGAAGCTGAAGGAGTTCTTCTGCAACCTGTTGCTGCTCTTTCTTTTGTCGCTCGGCATCTTTCTTCGCATTATTCTCTTGTTTGGCCAGAGTGTCTCCTGTTACACCACCGAGCGATTTATATGATTTTTCTGCTGCTTCCAACTCTTCTACAGCTTTCTTATAAGCAGATTCAGTGCCTTTTTTAGCATCCTCTACGGCCTTTAATTTTGCTTCGTAAACAGCTTTTGCTTCTTTATATGCTTGCTGATACGTCTTTTCCGATGCTTCTCTTTGCGATTCCAGGCCAGATATGGTGCCGTCAATCCCTTTTAACGCTGCTTGCGCATTATTGAACCGTATTTGAACGTCAATAGGAATTGTTGCAAAAGGAAAATTCTTAATTTTTTCTTGCTCTTCCTGCAATATTTGTCTTGCTATATTGTATTCGCGTATAATCTGCTCACGATTACTTCTTGCTTCCATCAGCTTGACTTCAACAGGTTTCGAGTTTTCCTCTGTTTCCTTTTTCAGTCGATTATATTCGCTCAAGGCTGATTTCCACTTGTTAAGATTTGCTTTTGCTGATTCTATTTGTGAAGCAATTAATGGGGCACCTTGCCCGGCATTTTTTAAAGAAGCATTTAATGATTTTATTTTCTCCTCCCATTGTTGTATATTCTTTAGTATGTTTTCATAACTGTTCTTGTCTCGTTCCTTATTCAGTTCTTTATTTGCTTCTGCAAGATTGAGTACAGCCAGTTGTTCACGGGTATAAGCAGAAGAAAGTGCAGGAGAATACCTTTGTAGTTCCTCATAGGCCTTTATCTTTGAAAACTCGGTTTCTGTCTCATCTTGGATAACGCGTATCAGCTCTTCTATTTTTTTCTTGCGTTCCTCTTCCTGATTCGCAAAATTCTTTTGTTCTTCATTGAATTTTTGCTGTGCCTTTTCCGATGCGGTTGTGCTGTCATGAAAGGCCCACATAGTAGCAACAAGCCCGGCAAGAACCGTAGCTGCCAGTACATACGGGTTAGCTTTCATAACCGTATTCAAAGCCTTTTGTGCTATCATTTGAGCTTTGGTAACCAAGATTGCAAGTTCCATTCTGGCCGTTAATGTATCCTGAGCTATTCGCACAACAATAAGAGCGGTTTTATATGTCCCGTATGTAGCAATCAGTCCTATCAAAATCTTACCAACAGTTTCATAGTTCTCAATAAGACCTTTCAATCCTGAAATACCTGCAGAAGCAATTCCCTGAGTATCTTTCCCAATCTCATTCAACATTGTATCCCAAGCATCTCCAAGGTTACTCAACTGACCTGTAAGAGACTTAGACTGTTCTTGCATCAGGTTATAATAGATTCCTGATTCACTAGTCATATTTTTGAAGGCCTGTTCTACTTCTTTAAATCCTACCTTGCCTTCCTTTACTAAACCGGAAACTTCATCTTTTGTCACACCAAGCACTTTTGCCAGTTCCTCGTAGATGGGAATACCACGTCCTGCAAACTGACGAATATCGACAGCATAGGCCCTTCCTTGTGTCCTTAATGTGCCATAGAGATAGGCTATTTCACTAAGCTGGGAGCCAACACCGGCGGCTACATTACCAAGCATGACAAGTTCATCACCCACATTCTCAGCTGACGAGCCGTAAGCAATCATTTGCTTGGCAGATGATGCCACCCCTTGAAGGTCGAAGGGTGTCTTTGCGGCAATATCCACCAGCTCTGACATCAGTTTATCTGCTTTTTCCTTACTTTTCAGCATGGTTGAAAAAGCAATTTCAAGCTGCTGGAATTGTCCTCGTACATTAACAAGTTCTGTAACAAAGTTTTTCAAGGCAGTTACTCCACCTATTATACCAAGTACTTTGGTTAAGGAAACGGACATCTTTTCATTTGCTTCGACCGTTTCGCCGGCTTCTTCCTTAAAAGCTGCATATTCATCCTTCAGTCTCTTTACTGAAAGACGGGCTTCTGCCTGCTGTTGAGTAAGTCCAAACAAAATATCTTTCTGCTCCCTTAACTTATCGGTTTGAGCTTTTATCTGCTCCGACATACCGCTGGTATTACCACCCGACTTTACAGTTTCTCGGTATTTCTCTTTCAATAAAGTAAGCTCATTTTGTAATTGCCTAATGACACCCCTTTGTGAAGTAATATTTGCAGAGAGGTTGTTTACTGTTTGTGAAGCGCTGTAAATTCCATTTTTGAAATCACGCTCCATTGTAGCTCCAACTTTAGCCGCCTCGGTTACCAGCCCCATCATTTGTTGGCGAGCAGATGCCAATTGGGTTTCCAAAGCCCTTGCCGCTGCCGGAGATTTGTTCACGTCCATCTTTTTGAGTTGGGCTTCCAGCTTTTCACATTCTTGTCTTAGCTTTACGACCTGTTCCCAGTCACTTGATACACGGAATACGAGTGTTGCCATAAATAAAAATCTAAATATTAATGCTTAAAATTATGATATAAGCAAATAGTATTCAGACTTTTTGAAATCAAAAACGAAACAACTTGGCAATTGTCGTGTAATTTAACTTCTATTTTTGAATAATTAGACTCCATCTCGGAATAGAACAAAAAAGGCGCACCATTATGATGCGCCCGATTGTCAATTTGTTCTTTAATTTATATCAGAGCCTCACGGCTGGAATATCAAAACTTGACATTTGCCATTCTTTTAAGTATCTCATTGTATTTTGATTGTATGATAGCTCTTTGCTTTTCTGATGCTGTAATTATCTTTCCTTTATACTTTCGCATTACAGATTCATTTATACCTATTTCCTTTGCAAACTTACTTGCATTAATAAAAGGGAACGCTTCAAAAAATCCACTTAAGTCATACACATACTCCACAGAATAGCCAGCTTTATACCAACTTGGAAATTCACCATGTTTTTCTTTGTAATATTCTGCCTGTTCCTCTAAAACAGAAATAAAGTCCTCTTTCGCTTCTTGTTCTGTAAGCCCAAAGCCATACGCACCGTTTACATCTTCAGAATAGATAGAAATTCCTCCATCATCTGCTTTTTCAATAATAGCCTGAATCTTCTTCATAATCGTGTATTTTAAGTTTTGTCAATTAAATGCACCCACCGAAGTGGGTGCTGTTCTTTTACTTCTTTAACCCCGCCTTTTTCATCATGCTGTCAAGAGTACCTTTAGGTATCTCTTTGGCTGGATGTCTGCCTACAGGGATAAAGTAGTCAAAGTCGGGATGAACATACTTGTGATGTTTCTTTCCCTTTTCGATTGTCCAGCCTGCTGACTCAATCAATTTGTAAAACTCTGAAAACTTCATAAATCAAAGAACTTTTAATTGACAATGCAAAGGTAACATTTTCGTTACTATTAAGCAAGCTTTGTAACGTAAAAAAGTAACGTTTCTGTTGCTTTTTAACATTCTAATAGAGCCATATCTATTTCTTGTTTCTTCTTCTGCGTGAAGCCATATCCTTGCCTTTCACCTTCGTGACTTTTGTCCCGGTTACAGTATGAAGCTTGTCACGCTGCATTAATACTAAATTCCTGTATGGTATCTCATAGACCACTTCCCGGTATGACAGATGCAGATTTTCCATGAACGATGCAATCTGTCCCAAGAGAGTATCATTTCCTACGACCTCGGTTTCGCTGCCAGCAGACTTACGTTCCTCGCCAAGCTGACAGCTTTGAGAAAAACCTTTGAGTCAATCATAGAGAGTGCTTCATCTAAAGCATTTACGTTTTCTTCGTATGTTCCTTTGGCTAACTCTTCACTCAAGTTTTCGTCACCAGCTATCAGCCAGGAAAGAGCCCTGCTGTAGGCCTCACTTTCTCCCAGGGAGAGAAGAACTTCTTTCAAATTGTCTGCTTCTTGTACGCCTGACAAATGGGAGATTGCCCCGGCCAACTTGTGGATAGTAGGAGGGTAGACCGTGTAGGCTTTCCCAGCGACAAACACCGTTCTGAAATCACTTCCGATAATGGATTCAGTTACTATTTTTGCTCCTTGATTCATTCTGATAAAAGATAAAAATTAAGGGGTGAAGCCATAAAGCCCACCCCTGTTATGGAATTCAATCTCTACCTATTGGATAGGCATTAAGCACCTGCTGTTACTTCAGATGAGTCAAACCAGTATTCCGGTGCAACTTCTGCATTTTGTGGTTCCAGTTCCACCGCACTTACAGGAATACCGACAGCCTTGTCTGTTGTGGCTTCACGTGCACCGATGTCAGCACGGGGAATCACACAATACTGGTCATCGTCAGTCAAAGCGACAAGTAACTTCTCAATGTTTACCTTGCCTCTTGCTCGTTTCCAACCCTTATCAGTGTTAATTACATCACCACCCATGAGGTCTTTCTTGGTCGGATAGTCGTACTCACCAATGGTGAAGTTCACGGTTACATCGCCCATTTCCTTATCACTACGATAAGTCTGACCGGTAAGCTGGTTCTTGTAGTTAGTGCGGCTTGCTTCCGCTTCTTCAAGTGTCCATGTATCCTGATGGATATTCTTCACCTCTTTTAAGGTTTCACCTTGTAAAAGAGTATATAAAGCCTGCCCAGTCAAATCTGCTGTGATAGCATTTGTCTCGCCATACCAAAGTTTCTTGATATTCACAGCTGTGATTTTCTTTGATTCTGCCATATTATTTCACATTTAAAACTTCAAACAAAATTCTTACATTCACATAGTGACACTTTAAGGATGTGTCTTCCTCAATTCCGATTGACTCGATGGAATAATGATAGGTTGTTCCGTCATAGCGTCCGGTCACTCCGTCAAACAATTCTTGCGCCTGTTTCTCCAGCTCGTTCAGACGTATTGTGTTAGCTTCACCTTCTTTCAAGTCAGGAACGCAAAGGTTCACTTCTACGAAAGACTTCTTCCAGTACGTCTCCGGTTGCTGCTTCTTAGAGTGAATGACAATCCTTTCGGACTTCATCGGCCCCGTCAGCTTCTTACCGTGTGGAACGATGTCAATTTCAAAAGGCTGGCAATCACGATAGAGTATGTTCGCTATGTCGGTGGTAACTATCATTTTATTTCCTCCTTTAATCGTTTCTCAGCATATAATGCCCCTCCACTTCTCACTCTGAAACCCTTGCTTTCCACATTGGACGCATAATGATACCCTTGGGGGCTTGCTGCATCATTGTACAATGTCAGACTACAATCGTCCTCAACATTGTGTTTATTTGACCTACGGAGTGTTTTTGTCCTGTCCTGATAAGAGCCATCCTTCACATCGTATTCATCAGCCTCATTGCCAACTTTATCTACGATGTCACGAATTTCACTTATTCCTTGCTCGAAAAAGCTATCCACGTCCGAAAAATCAAATTTTACAGCCATATTTCTGAGTAACCAAAATAGTTAGTATTTTTTACCGTATAAACCTTGCCAGTTCCCCTGGTATTATCGCCATCCATACATCTGACTTCATCGCCAGCCTTCAGGGAGGTTTTCTTTTCACAGACTATGTGATAGTTCGGTCGGTACACCTCGCCGTTCTCCGAAGTAAACTCCTTGGTGGAGTTATCATCACACCGGCACTTACATACGTCCTGCCAGCTTTCTCCACCGGTTCCGGGAATAGGCCGGCCGAACTCGTCTGTTTCCATTGGAGTAGTAACCTTGATTTGTAATATATGTGGCGCGAATATCATAGGAATCTGACTTTAGGTTTATCTGACAGTGTGTCTTCAAGGCCATACTTCTTGCACAAGAATGAGTAGTATTCCTTCAAGCCTTTGGTGTCCCAGGACATAGAGAAACCGTTCTCGCTGATGGAAGTAGCACGAAGTAGAAGAGAGGGGATAAACTTCGCCATAGACACCGAAACAAGTCCGATGTTTGACGGGCCCATCTCATCCTCTCCGCTTACTTCTGAAGACAAACTTATCTCCAAAAGGTCAGCCTCCGACAAGTTGATGCCGAAGGTCTGAAACTTCTGTGATATGTAGTCATTTACTGTCATGCGTTCATGGTTGACAAATCAAAGTTCACAATCAGATTCGGGTTCGTAATCTGAGGAATCCACTCTGCGGTGTATTCCAGATAACGACCGTTCTTGTCCTTGTAACCGGAAATAAGCATATCACCGTCTGCCTGGGTGTAGTTACGTCCCGGTACGCCGTCCACTGCTTCGTATGGAGTGTGGAAACGCATATAACCGACCTTATCCTGCGGAAGCAAGGTGATACGGTCGTCGGCGTAAATCTGCACGTTCTTTCCGGTCTGGTCTTTTACGTAATCTTCCTTGATTTCAATGGCCGGAAGCCCGATGCCAGTGAACACTTGGGAAGCCAGTTGAGATGTAATCAACCCGGTTGAAAGATACATCTCATTTCCTGTAAGCTGCATCTTGAACTTGTCACCAAACTCAGCCGACCCGATGATATTCTTCACGAAAGTTCCTCGTGACATAATCATCTTCTGGAAATTACCGTAGTCCGCTTTCAGTGCATTAATCTGCTGCTGCAAATAGGTGATGAAGTTCGTCTTCGCACCAGTATCAGGCTTGATGAACTTGAACGGCAATTCAATGTTAAGAAGGTCAACGCCTCCGGCATTGTCATCCTTATTCTTGACTGTTGCTTCTCCGGTCATCAGAAGTGAACCTACAATAATATCCATGCGCTTGTGGGCTGCCAAAAGTACCTGACGGTAATCATCATAGATGAAGTTCACGATTTCCTGCATGGCTGCTACCTGGTCGGCAGGTTTAGCTGCATTGAACTTGTCAATCAAGTCCTGAAGTTCGGACAGGCGGTCAATGGAAATCTGGTAAGCATCGCCAAGATAAGCGATTTCACCATATCCTGAGCCGATATTCCGGCGTTCACGGATAGGCTTCTCACCATAACGAGAGTTGATAGAACCGGCCATCACTCCAGTAACCTGACCGATGTAGTCCTTGAATACACGGGTAGTCGTTCTACGGAAATCAAGATACTGCTGCCAGTAGATTGTATCCTTACGAGTCTGAAGGACACGCTGAATAACGGCGTTAACGATGTTGGGGTCGTTAAACAGAGTATGAATAGTTAGCATCATGTTTTACCTCCTTTCTTTATTTGCTTGCAATTACACCTGCTGTTCTCAAAGATGCCAGAAGGGCATTCAATTTTGTATGTGCATCTTCCTGCCCAGTAGCATCATCTACTTTAACACCTTGCTTTACACCTCCGAGAGCAGAAGATGTTGCTGCAGACAAAGTGAATTTGTTGGCTTGGGATGCGATACCATCCAATTTAGCTTTGTCTTCTTTACTCATCAAGCCATCTTGACTGGAAGACGCTTTGGCAACTACAGCCTTTCCACCTTGAGTAACGTCAGGAGCGTTGAACTGGAAATGCGGCATGTTGGCCTTGTCAATGTCAGAGAAAGGCATAACCAATTTGGTAGGCTCAATCTCGAATGCTCGCATCAAAAGAGCAACTAATACAATGCCTTCTTCTACTTGTACTCTTCCGTACAAGGCTGAGTTAGCAATGACTTTCGGAGTTGTGCCGCTTACCGCTGTAGCTTCATAGAGTACAGTACCAGCTTCCAATGTTTCGCCAAAGTCGGCAGACAGCGTCAACTTATCGAAAGCTTTGTCTGATTTGTCAATACTGTTGATGGTAGCTCCATGAGAACCATTACCCAGATGCATACCCACATAAGCCAAAGAGTTTTTCTTGATCTTCAAAGTGGTATTGGAACCGGTGGTAAACTTTTCATAGACTTCTACACGGATGGCCACCTGAGCGGTTTTCTTTACTAAGTCGGCGGCAATGGGAGTGAAGGATGGAAGAAATGAACCAGCGACAAGGTTGGTCGTATCCAGCTTGTAAGGCCCTCTGCGTCTTACTCCGGTAGAAACATCATAGCGTTCCTCGATGGACGGTTCAGGCTCCATGTAATACTTGTATCCTGCTGACATAAATTACTTGTTTTGTTGTTCGACAATAGATTTTGTGTCCGCCTCAATCATTTTGGCGAACTCACTCGCTTCTTTCTCCTGCTTCTGTTCGGCAGTCTCAGGAGCTTTGGAGAACTGAAACCCGTTGTTAGACATATCCTGCTTCATGTCCTTGAAATAAGTATCCAAGTCCGTGTTCTCAGGAATGTTGCGGTCTTTCAGCATAAATTCGGGAATACCGTACTTCTTCGCCACTGCTGAAATCTGAGAATTGCGCTGCGCCTGCGCTTCATTTTCCTCCATTTTGGCCAGCTTGTCGGCAAACGGCTTGATACCGGCGGCAATGCCATCGGCAATCATCTTTGCGATGTCTGTCTCCTGCGGCTTTGGAGGGTCGTTTGGTTTCGGTGGTTCTGGTTTCGGATTCTCGATTGGTTTCCCGTCTTTCAGTCCATGCTTCTTCTCGTAGTTTGAAACAGCGGAAGTCTGCGCCTGTCCTGCACGGAAATCACCATAGTTTTGCATCACGTCCTGAAATGAGATACCCTCAACGATGGAGGTCACCTTCGTTTCGTCCGTTACACCCTCTGCCTTCTTTGTGGCGATACGGGTGAGTGTGGCAGTGTCCACCCCAGCGAATTTCTGTTGCAGTCCTGCCAAGATTTGTTCAAAGATTGTCATACCGTATGAGTTTGATTAATAATTTCATACGGTAAATTTACTTATAGAGAAAGGGAAGGGGAAATTTAAAGGCTAACGATACGAAACAATTAGGGAAATGTTCGTTTTTAGACAAAAAGAAAGCGTGACTACTAGGGTAATCACGCTGGAACATCATTCAATTATACTTTTAAAATTTCAATATAGCTGCTTCTATTTCTTTTTTGTCAGAATCTTTTACGTTCCTCAAAGCATTCAGGAAAGGTAAAATTAAAGAGTCATCAACCATGAACCAGACTGGATTTTTAAATAATTTTGGGTATCCGGGATCATCTCCATAGCCATTCCATCTCATTGCCATTCTTCTTTCCCCATTTTCCCAAATACCTATCGCTATAGAAAAATCATCATTTTCAAATACAACATTCTCAACCTTAAAATTACTTGGATTTACATCTTTTGCTTTCATTGTACTATCCTCCATTATATTTAATTAATAATCATAACAAATTTATAGCTGCCAGTTCCTCTGTCAGCGCGTTAATACCTTTCTGAATCTTCTCCAACTGCTGTTTACGGGGTTTGTGTACTCCAGCCGCATAATGCCATAACTGGCGCTCATTGATTCCGGTGATCCGGCTCAAAGCGGCCTTTGTGAAAATACTGCTGTAATAGTTGATGAAGGTGGCAGCATCTATCTTGAACTTCAATGTGAACTCTCCCTGCAAAATTTCCACTGGAGCGATGTTCATCTCCTTGCATGACTCCAGGTAAAGTTCAACAGCTTCCTTCATGTTCTTCTCGATTTCCTTCACGTCGTTACCGACAGTAATCACCGGAGCACCTTCAATATAGGCACTAAGATTATTTCCAGCATGTTCTACAATCACTTCTACGGTTTTCATACTGACCTCCTTTTTATCGTTAAACAAAAGAGGCGGGGGCTATTTTAGCCCCGCTTGCCTCAGAATGTTGTAATAAGTGCCTTTCTCAACGCCTTTCTTGCCGTGGTCGGGTACAATCACTACATGGCTACCATCAGTGTAAACCATGTGACTGCCTTTCTGCCTCACGAACCAAAAGCCATTTTCAGTAAGCAGCGTTACAACGTCTTTAACTGATTTGTAGCTCATAGCGTTTAAGACTTAATTACGATGCAAATATAGTAAAATAACGAATAATTACAAAGAAGTATTCATGTTTTTACTATGATAAAGGAAATAGCGATACCTCGAAAGATACCGCTACTCAAATAGTCAATATTTTAGATTTATATCATTCTGTTTTGTATTATCCCCGTAAATATTCTGACTGGGTTGTTCTATTCTTCAGATTTACTGCTGGAACTTTTAAGAGAGGAAAGCTGTTTCTGCTTCTCGATGTCGTTCTTCTGTTTCTCAGATTGCTCTTCCTTGATGGCTTCAATCTCATCCAGAACTGCATCCACGTTCCCCACAAAGGTAATGGCCCGCTGTTGAGACCAGATTTCACCGTCCTTGGCCTTGATAGCTGTGTCTATCTTGTCTTTGATGTCCTCCAGCTTATACGGCTGCATCTGCACATCCACATCGATGGTTTCGGAGGCTTCTTCAAGGGTGGAATTCACGGAACCCAACGCGGAGACAAGGAAATTTACACGTCGTTGCATGAACTCGCCGACGATCTCGTTCAGATTTTCTACGTTAAGGTGGGTGGACATAAACACATAATCGAAAGTCACACCGGAAACGGCGTTTCCTGTACCTTTCAGGGAGTCAAAAGAGATTCTGGGTGTATTGGTCAGTCCGTATATCTGACTTAACAGCGTCTCCACCTCAAATTTTACCGTATCGGGCACCTGAGACCAGGTAAGATACTGGGCATTTGCTCCCTGACCGGTCAGCTCGACTACACGATTCTTGAACTCACCTGAGAAATTCTCCACGTTACCAAAAAGCATGAGGATAGGGAAGAAGTGGTAGTCGATACAGTCTGCATAGTTTGAAAGAAGTTTCTCCAGTCTTACGCGAAGACTCTTAATCTTCTCACAATACGCTTCCGGACGGTACATGTAAATCACCGGCATCTTTTTGAATCCATGTGCGAACGTACCTTTGTCGGTCCAATTACTTGTCAGTTCCCATTGGTAAACCATGTCCTTGGTAATGGTCATGAAACATGTAATCTCTACATCGTTCAGGTCTTTCTTCTTGTACTCACGGGATAGGGCTACCAAATCCCCCTGATCATTGAAGAAGGGATAGAGCTTGTCGCCACGGAACGGAGACCAGATGGCACTCTTCAGACGGTATTCAGGTTTTGATTTGCCGAAGATTCCTGAAATCTTTCGTTTGAGCTTTGCCCAGAAGCCGTCATCCTTCACCACATACCAGTATTCGGCCACTTCCTGCTCGGCCAGCCATGCCCGGACTACTTTCTTGTTCTGGTATTTCAACTTGTTTTTCTTGAACACCTGCTTCAATGTGGAAAGAAGGCTTTCTTCCGACTGGTCCGGCTGGCAATCAAGGACCGGTTCTGTTCCAACGGTGAAGGCAGTCTGAATGTTCACGATGTCCTGCTCGATAGGAAGAGCAATCCTGTTCGGGTCAACTTCTTTCCTTACCGCCGGCTCAACATATTCTTTCCCGGTTGTAGGGTCTGTAATCCGTTTCTCAGGCTGGGTAGTGATTTTGATTTTCGGGTATTTCTCTTCATCTATCACTATCTCGTGCTTGTTCGGATTCCAGTCGTTGTAAAGAGCGTGAGCGTTTGGTTGCTCGGTCTTTCGTCCTTTTTTCAGATAGTAGATTTTTCTCTCTACTTCCGGCATAGCTAAAATTTCTTCTATAGTCATATCTCAAAGTTTAATGTCCAAATATTCCTGAAACGTCTTTGGGTTTCATAATTCTACCGAGAAGTTCTCCCAGCACATAGTAGCGTGCAGCATCTATGCCATGATTATCATGGTCTTCAGGTTCGTTGATGTAGTTTCCATCCTTATCCTTTGCCCATACATAGTTTCTGAACTCCCTCTGCAGGTTATAAGAACGCTTGGTGATGAATATTTCCATTCCCTGCATCTTGTCAATACCGGCATTGACAGAACCTTGCCCTTTCTCTACCGCGTATATTTTAATCCCTCCGTTATGAATTTCCTGGATGAGTCGCGGGTCCGCACTGTCGGCAATCACTCTCAAATTCCACGGGCGTAGCGTCTTTATAATATCCCCAGATAATAATCCAGTTCTATAATCCACTTCATCCAAATAAAGCGCATTGTCAATGATTCCGCACCGAATAGAAGCCGATGGGTCATTGGTATAACCAAAGTCCTGTCCGATAGCCACTTTCTTGCACCACATGGGGAACTCATCCACAATTCCCCATTTCTTGAACACTGCACCCTCGGCCACGTCAGCCCATCGTCCGATAACCACATGAGCGTACTTCTCCGGATTCTTCTCTTTCATTTCCTTGACTTCTCTCAGGAACTCAGGAGAAAGGTTCTCTATATTGTCGAAGTAAGTCGTATGGATATGAAGTACATTCGGATGGGTGGAAATCTGTACCTGGACGCCGTCAATATCCACCAGCCGATGAGTATTCTCGATGTATTTCTTGTAGATGAAATGGTTCGAATCGCATGGATTCATAATTATGATAATCCGGTTCTGGATTCCCTTCTTACGGATGGAGAGCATAATCTTGTCAAACTCTTCCTCACTGGTCCATTCCTCTGCTTCATCACAGACAAAGGTGGTGATACCCTGAATTGATTTCAACTTTGCCGTCTGATTCCCGGAAGAAGTCTTGATACCCCGGAACATGATACGACTGCCGGTCATCCGATTTACGATGTCCGTCTTGGTGGTCTTGAAATACTTCGTTGTTCCATCCAAATCTATCTTTTCCATCATTTCAGGAATAATAGACATCCCGGCAGATACCATCGTGTAACGGGTATAAAGAATCTGGTGGACTATCTTCTCTGTGGGAGTCATCTCGAACGTCAGCCGCTCTATGAAGGTAGAAGCGTTGAAAGACTTTCCCGATCCACGGCCACCGGTAATGAGAATGATAAACTTCTCGCTATCGGTATATAACGGATGATATATCGCTTGGGGTACAATCATTTCAGTTTGTCTTTAATCCATGAGTCAATAGAAATTCCGTGGTCAATATCTTTTGGAATATCTGCGTCTTCGTCTTCTCGGTCTCCAAAACCTTCTTTTCTTCCTAATGTGGAAAGTAAATAGCGAATCATATACCCATCTGGACGTTCACGCCATCCGATAAAGTTTCCATTTTCATCTTTCTCAGGGATACCAAGCGCAAGTACACGTGCAGATACAAGGCATTCATCTACCAGAGAACCTCTTTCGTCGGTGATAGCATCTTTGAACTGGCTGTCTGCTCTGGCCCAATCATACACGGTTTTTCGGGTTACATTGAATACAGCAGCAACTTTAGAGAGATTTCCACCTGTTTTATGAAGGACCTCTCTGAATTTCGATATGTCTGGCTTCTTTCCCATGCGCGCGTATCTGTTTATTTTGATTACTCAATTCCAAATTCGACCCTATCCATAAACTCCTTTCCGTCAATATAACGTTCATCAAATCCATAACCGAACATTTCCATGAAGTTCGCTCTTTCTGTAGGACTTTTGAAAGACAAAACGACATAACTTAACATACCATTGTCTTTCTCAAAACTATTTTGACGTCCTATTCTGTCTTTTATTTTTTGTACTTCATTGTGGCGTGCAATCTGATTTTCTTTTGAATCGCTATAAAAGTCCCCGGAACGATCAATGTTTTTATTTTCTTCTCCTTCTTTGGTTATTTCATCTATACTGTATAGTGAATCGTTTAGAATATTGTCTTTACTCCAAATTTCATCATTTACAGCAAAATCAATATCACCGACACCTAACATATTTAGGTCAAAATCATTTAGCCCAGCATAATTATAATCAATGCCATCAAGTAGTTCTTTCAACATATCGGAATCAAACTCTCCTTGAACATTTCTGTTATTCATAAAGATATTTTGTTCTTTCTCGGTTTTTTCATCCATGTGAACTACTTCAACACGAATTAGATAGTCATTTTCTTTCGTGTCAGAGCTATACTTATTCACCTCATCCATAATCGAAATACGCTGATGCCCTGATACAAGATTACCTGTAACTTCATTCCAAACTACACCGCCCAATAATCCTATACGTTTTAAGTTTGCTTTCAAGTTCTTTCGAGCTTCTGGGGCAATTTTACGGGGATTATAATTGGCAAATTTTATGATACTTCGTTGTATCTCCCTACTTTCCGGTTGCGTTATTTTATTTCTTGTCATCATCCTTTACTACCTTGCGCGTTTTTTAATCCTACATAAAATCTTTTTGGTACTCCTTGTTTTACTTGTGCAGGAGAAATCGTGTCTGAGCCAAAGTATCTGAACATATTTGTTCTATATCTACTTGTAACAGAATTGACTCTATCACGTACAGAATGCTGTCTGTTTGTGCCTAGCCCATATTGACGAGCTGCACGATACAGAATACGCATTCTTTGACTTTCTAATTCCGATAACGATTTTTTTCTGACTCAATACCTCTACTTTCTGTGTTTATATTCATAATCGAAAATTAGCTTTTCAGAGTATGGGAACTCTTCCAAAATACGTTTAAAATCATGTGGATATTTGTTTCGCATCATGAGCATTGTTTTTAAATCAATGGTAAAACCTTGACTTATAGCACCTGGATCATACACAAAAGGTTGTATTAATCCTCTTAGTCTAATATATTGAAGCACTTCCTTGTTCGTCCATAATGCAAGAGGATAGACCATACCTTTGTCTGTTATATAACTGGACTTCGCGAATTTCTTTAAACGCATCCGCTTCATGTATCCATCTACACCTTTCATCCCGCTGAATGCGTATGATATGCCTGTTTCTTCTCTCACAGCTTGTTCTATTTCTCCAATTTTTCTTGGCTTGATTGAAATGTTAGGTTCACGAAAGAATCCACAGGCATCATAATAATCACGTTGAAAATGCTTTATTTGGCGAATTTCTACGTTATTGTATTTTGTTTCTGCCCATTTGATATAAGGTTGGACATGGTCTAAGTTGGGAATAAGGTACATATAATAGCATATAACCTTATTAAACATACCAGCAAGCATGTCCAATAAGGCTATACTATCTTTACCTCCGGCTGAATAATAATACAGCAGTATCAGTTTTTTCACGGATACTCTGTATTATCTGCATAGACAGTAAATATTTGTTCATCATTTACCCCCTGCACCACTAAAGGCAACATTTAAGTCATATCGCCTTTGTTCTCTACTACCTAACTGTGAAGCACTTGCCGTATTTCTACGGTTTGCTACCAGTCTTCCACCTAAACCGGCACCATTCATATTTCGTCTTGGCCCGGCAACTCTGTTAATTGCTCTTGTGACTCAGCTTTTGACTATTTAGATTAAATGTTCTCTGTACTTATTACTTTGCCAAGATGATACCATACTTGACTTATCAAGTATTCTACGCCGTTTTCTATTTTTGTAAGATCATTGCCTTCTTCATCAGCGAAAATAACATACTCGGCAGATTTCACCTCCACAGTGAGACGTGGCGCATCTTTTCGTCTGCCATTGATTAAGTATAAGGCATCATATTTGATTGGTATTACTTCAATCTCTTTATCATCGTCGGGTATATCCTCTTGTCGTTTGTATTCTTTGCCATCATGTCTAAAATAAACATATCGTGATACATTAGAGGGATATACATACCTGTGTTCTACATCTTGTTTGCCATTTAGAATGTCTTGAAAACATTCTTTGTTAATCTGTAATGTCAATACTTTCATAATCGTGTAAAGTTAAATGTTAGTTGCGGGTGATGGATTCGAACCACCGGCCTTCACCAAGTCAAAGTGACGAGCTGACCACTGCTCTAACCCGCGATAGTATCTATACAAAGATACCCCATTATGAAGACAATTTTGAATAACAATTCAACGCATACGAAACAATTTGCTAATTGTTTGCTAATAAATCAGGCTCGTGTTTATTGATGATGCTTTCAACAATTTCTTTTGCACATTCTATACCGGATTTATACCCTTTAGCATAGTCTGTTCTTGTAGACAGGTAACTAGTATCATTACCCAGCCACTCGATTATTTCTTGCAGGATTTCTTTCTCTTTCATAACCATCTTAAATAGTGGTAGCCCGAAGGCTACCGGGTTTATAGCCAAAGTTTCTTTGCCAAGTCGAAATTCTTTTGAGCTTCATTGACGGCCTTTTTCGCATAAGTCAAAGAGTATGAGTGCTCACGCGGATATTTGCCGGATTTCAGCCCCTCATGGTACTCTTTAGCTGCTGCTAACTTATGTTCATAGTAGTCCACGCTTTCAGGCATTGAAAGGTTTATAGTATCAGCCTTGTTTGCCCAATACTGAGCTATTCTTTCATGCTCTCTGGCTTTCTCGTCAAACTCTACACTTTTGCCCATATTATGCCAAGCATCTTCAATGGCTTTTCTGTGTCGTCTTTCGCTATGATGGCCGATTTTAATAGGTTCACCCAACGAGAGAAAATCGCTGTCTTTATTTGACGCTTTGAAGTATTCTTCACTCTTTCGTTCTGCAGTGGCAGCCCAATCCAGCCGGCGTTCTGCCTTTCGCTTTGCCCATTCTTGAACGTTAAAGCCATCAGCGCGAACTATCGAATAATAGTAGAAGCCATCACGTTCAAATATCAGATTAAACACTATGCTTTCATTCTCTTTGCCGTATTTGGTGGTTACAAGGATGGTTTCACCTTTTTCATGCTTAGCATCGCATTTAGCAAGAAATACGTTTGGACAAAATTTGCAATATGTATTCATAATCGTGCGTATTTAATAATCTTTGTTACAATGTTATAAGTTAATTTCTACGTATTCTTCGATAGCCTTAATGTCACATTCAACTTCTACCTCGTTCTCATTTTTGTCATAAGCTCTAACCTTGTCTATGGTTACTGATGCTTCAGTAGTAACCCATATATCCATGCTGTGATAGAACTTATCATCTATGTATCCTTTTACTTTGTAGTGTCCTTCAACTTCTATTAGATTCTCATTGTCTTCTGCATCAACACAGAATGTGCCTTCATTGCTGTCAATACTCTTTAAGATTGCATCTGCAAGCATCTTTTCTATCGTCTTCATATTCGTATGTGGTTAATTTGTTATTACTTCTTGTTTGATGGTGCAAATATATAGTATATATGCTAAATAAAAAAAGTGTATATTATTTATATATGCTATATTTAACATTGATTATATAGTATTGATGCTAAATTTGTTTTTGTATACCTATACAATAGCATTAATAAATAATTTTTCAAATTTTATTTCGCATATAAACTATATTGTATATATTTACACTCAAAACTATAATCTTATGGCAAATACAGAATTAAGAATTAAAGAACTTTGTAAGGAGAGGGGAATAACGCAAGCTCAACTTGCTGACAAATTAGGCATACAAGCTGTCTCCTTTTCACAAGCTGTCTCTCGTAATAAATTTAATATGGATAGGCTCGCTGAAATTGCAGATGCTTTAGATGTTGAAATACCAGACCTCTTTGATAAGCCTAAAGAGGGAGTGATACGTTGTCCTCATTGTGGAAAGGAAATTAAGTTAAATCCAGAAGTCTAATTTTTAAATGTAATTCTATGATAGATGTTTTATCCATTATAATACTGATTTTTAGTATCCTACAGATTATTCTTTTTTTCAAGGTTTGGGTTATGACGAATAATGTAAATGCGATCAAAAGCTGTATTGTTCAAAAACAGACGGTTGAAGATTTGCTGATAAGGGAGGCTCAAATTTTGACTTTGAAAGGAGAGATAGAAGAAGCGAGACTCAGATATTTTAGAGCGTTTTATCTCAGTGTTATTGAGCTCTATGAAAAAGCACAGAAAGAATATGAAACACAAGAAGATATGAAGAATGAATTCTATGAAAACAAATATAAAAATATAGTCCGCTATTTTGAAGAAAGATTAAGTAAAATAGGTGGAACTCTGGATAAGGAAAAATTCGATTCTTTTAAAAAAGTAAATACGTTAATTTCTCCGATATAAGTTCTATCTATAAGCAGAAGATATAATAGGTATTATTTCGAGAAATTTGAGCCAGTTATTGGATTGAAAAGTTTAACATAAATCATAATAATATGAAAGACAGATTTATAATCTCAACAACAGAAAGAATTGAAAATGGAATCATTAGGCAATATATTGATGTTATTTGCAGTAATATAGTAGTTGGAACAAATATTTTTTCTGATTTTGCAGCTTCTTTCTCTGATTTTTTTGGGGGTAAATCAGAGTCATATAGAAGAAAATTGGAATATATCTATAATGAGGCATCCAAGGATCTTAAAAATAAAGCTATTAGAATTGGTGCAAATGCAATTATTGGATTCAAAGTTGATTTCGATGAAATATCAGGAAAAGATAAATCAATGTTTATGGTATCTGTATCCGGTACAGCTTGTAAAATTGAGTATAGCCTCGATTATGATAATAATATTAAAACCAATACTGTTAGTCAGTCTGATTTGGACAAGGAAATCAAAAAGCGTTTTATCCAAAAGCAACTTCAAAATAAAGAGCAAATAAAAGAAGATTGGGTACAGTTTCTTATTGAGAACCCGCAAAAAGAAATAATTAAGGAACTTGTGGATTTGTATATTAGAAATAAATTAGGCTTATATATCAAAGAGGCAGAAATGATTGAAAACGTATTGGGAACGTATTCTAAATCACTGATGGTTCCTTTATTGTACGAATTATATATCGAGGTGGATAGGAAAGATTTACTTATATCATTAATAAAAAAATGCAATTTATTTGATGCAACATCCATATTAAAGGTTTGTAGTCAAAACATACACGAGGGTATAAAATTCTTACCTATAAAATCAGATTATTACGATGCTAACGAAGTAAATTTGATGAATAAAATATGTGATTTTTATAGTAATCTGCCGGATACTGGCAAAATAGAAAAGGTCAAATCTGGTGTTTTTAGTAAGAAGGAAGAAGATAAGTTTATTTGTGAGCATGGCCATAAAAATCCAGTAGATAAAAGGTTTTGTGAATCCTGTTCTGTAGATATAAAAGGAATTCATATTAATGAAGCGAAATTGATAGATGAGTTTAAAGAAAAAGTGGAAATTCTCAATAAGATGCTAAAATAATGGCATTATATATTTCAATATATTAAAATAGATAAAGGAGAATAAACTATGGCACTATTTTCAGAAAGACATGGTTATATAAAACCATCAGATGTATTTATTAGGGAAAAGATTACCCCTGGGATACAAAACGCTATTTTAACTTGTTATGATATTTTAAAAGAAACACTAAATATCGTTGATTGTCTTTATATATACCACAACTTAGATGAATATATTTGGACAAATTTCCTAAATATGCGTAAATCTGAGTGGACTACTTATACTGATATAATATCTAAATATATAAAAAGTGAACGAAATGAATGGTTTGAAAAACTAGATCTTATTGAAGTTTGTATTAAATACCTATATTTTAAAAGTGAAAAAGATTCACAAATTTCTATTTCAGCCGATATTTTTGTTGGTGAATTGAATCATCATTTTAAAAGGCTGAACTTTGCATATAGAATTGTAAACAAGGAGATTGTAGAAATTACATCAGAAGAAGAAATTAAAGAAATAGAAACTACATTAAGTACAAGTAAGGATAATATTAAGATACATTTAAATAATGCACTGGAATTATATTCTAAAAGGCCAGTGGCTGATTATAGAAATTCCATAAAGGAATCCATATCTGCAGTAGAAGCCATCTCCCGAAATATAACTGGGGAAAATGTACTTAACTTTAAAAAGATGGAGGAAAAAGGAGTCTTTGTCCCTACCGTCTTAAGGAAAGCTTTTGAATGTCTTTATGGATACACTAATGACAAAACTACAGGTATTCGTCATGCACTGATGGATGATACCAATGCTCCTCAAGCAGAAGAAGCATTATTCATGCTTGTGTCTTGTAGTGCTTTTATCAATTACCTTAATAAGAAAATCAAATGATGATTCAAAATGATGGACACTAATATGTTTTCGAACGACTTTAAGAAGTATCTTAAATGGATTTGTATCTTTTTTTTGATTATCCTTTTTCTCCCCATATTATTAACAAAGTTTCCATTCTGTATTTCTGATTTTAGCAATACCGGTCCAATAGGAGATACCATAGGAGGCATTATGGGGCCATTTGTTGCAATAGCAGCGGCTATACTTACTTTTCTTGCTTTCTGGGTACAATTTAAAGCTAATGAGCAGCAAAGAAAAGATATTGCATTAGAACGATTTGAAAGTAACTTATTTCAGCTTATTCAAATCCAAGAAGATATAACTAATAACTTGCAATTCTTGGCTTATGCCAATAGTAATTTTTTGAATAAAGTAAAAATATCAGGCAGACAAATATTCAAAGCTTTATATGAAGAAAAATACACTCCTTTGTGTGGAATCAAAGATGATATTAAAGAAAGAGGAATAATTTCATATGAAGAAGATAAAGATATTGGAATCTTAGACCATTATTTTCGACACCTATATCGAGTATTTAAATTTATTGACGAAGCTCCAATTTTTACAAATGACAAAAATAAAAAATATGATTATGCATGCCTTATGAGAGCTAGTCTATCACAATATGAACTTATTATGTTATTTTACAATTGCCTATCAAGTAATGGCAGAGAAAAGTTTAAACCTCTAATTGAAAAATATGCAATATTCAATAATCTTCGAGTTGAATTATTGGCAACAGATAGAGAGAAAGAATTATATGCTTCTAAATTCGAAGATAGTTACTTGGCATCTCAAGATAAAAATAGAGATATGAGCAATGAATATAAAAAAGGGGCATTTGTATTTGATGAAAATGAAGATTGATTATGGAAGAACAAATAACTAAAACATTAATTGAATCACAATATCCAATTTGGATGATTGTTTCTTTGTTTATTGGAATACAACTTATTATTGTTTTTTTTGCAGAACTAATAAAGAAAAAAATAGAAAAAAAGACGATAAGTGGTTTTACAAGAAAAATAAAATCAGTAGAAACCCAATTTATGAAAGAAATTGAGATTTTAAAGTCAGTTTTGAATGTACAGTCTCAGGCTCAAACTCTATTTATACAGCAAAGAAATGAAGCTATAGTTGATTTTTGGAGTAAATATATGAATTGGAATGAGACGTTTATGGGAAGCTGGAGAAACAACGCAGATAATAATCACATAATTAATGAATTAATTCAAAAAGAAAAAGATAATGATTTAGCGGTTACCTTGGCTTATCATAAATTAATATTATACATAGATGATAACTCATACATTGAAAATTTACATATGCTGTTATCTAAGATGTCAGAAATTATTTTCAAACAAAGAATGTTATTGTTTGAGATTCAAGATATAAATTTAAATAATCCTAACGACAATGTTACACGCAGCCGGAAATTAACCTCATTTGCTACTGAATGCACCAAGTTGCAAGGGAATGAAATTAAAGAATTAACAGACAAGTTTATAAAAGAATCCAAAGAATATTTATCCGATATTAATATAAAATCACAAATAAAGCCGGAAGCATAACGCTCCGGCTTTTCTACTTATGTAATATTTTATCCAGCATTAGCAAAGACCTTTGGATAGTTCCTTTTCTGGTATTGAATTCTCAGATACCCGATAAGGCTTTCATAGTCGGTCAAGAAACCTTCATTGACCAAATCAGCAACCTTCTTTTCGAGCTGCCACAATTCACGTTGTTTTTGTTCCTCACCATGCTTATTACGTAGCATCTTTTCATGACTGTTGAAGATAACCCAGTTCAAGGCTTCACCGACCTTCTGCATGGCTTTAGGCATAAAGTCTTTGGGAACGATTTTCATAATGGCAGAAGAGAGTTCCCTATAAGCGTCCCCAGCATCATTCCGGTAACGAATCATTTGATCAGAAACGAATTTGATTACATCATATTTGAATGACGCATTTAGCCACATAGCCAAATCAATGAACAATACAGGATGAACCCAGGTTCCACCGCATTTACCGCGTGAACTTAAATAGGGAGAATTTTGCCCATTTAGATTTTCTTTTTCAACGATGGTAGCGATTAATTCCTTGGTTGATTCATTTTCAAAGTATTTCTTCAATTCTTTGTTTGAGGAGTTTCGTTCGTTCCATAACTTTACAAGCCTGGTAGCATTGAAATAGCCGTCAACAGTGCGTTGAATAACCTCTAAATTCCCCATTTGCCTTACCATTTCTTGATTTGTTTTCATGTCTCAGTGAATCTTAGATTAAAAAATTACCCCACCAAAGGCAAGCTCCTCACTTCTTACCGATGGCAGGGTTTATACTTTTCAGCCGTGAGGATAGCTGTTATTATCTCTTTAAGACAAAGTTACCAACATGGTGATTTTTAGCCTAAGATTGCTTTAACCAAGAACAAACAATTGGCAATATGTTTCATAAAAATACCCCGAGCCTTTCGGAACGGGGTTACTTGATTAGTCCTTTGACCTTCAACCTTTCTACAATCTGATTGTAAAGATACTCTATATCCTGCCGGAAATCCTTATACTGTTGGTAGATAAAGGAAACATCGGCGATATTGTTCGATATTACACACGGGGAAACATCCGGGAACACACCGGAAATCTCTGCCCGGATACCGTTCGGCAACCGTCCACCGGCAAGCACGCTGGGTGCAAAGAGGAACAGCACGATGAAGAGGAACTTCTTTCGCTGGGTAACACTTTCCGAATTGGGCGGACAATCTGCCCCGGAAAGTATCTCTCTGAACCACTCATAAATCTTTGGGATGAGAGTAAAATCAGTCAGGATAGGGGAGGATAACTCCTGTTCACGTTCAGATAATCTTGATTTCTGTTCACGTATTGATTTCAACTCCACGATTGATGAAAATTCTTTTGTCATAGAACGATTTATTTAGTTGGAAATTTTTATATTTGCATCATAATCGTGTGGGGGAGTTGGCTTCTAATCGTGTGGGCTGGCTCCCTTTTTTATTTTATGCCAAGTGATATGCATTCAGGATGGCGAAAGCGTAAATGATAACCGTTACCAGACTGTCCAGGAACACCGCCCATGCTCCCAGCTTTTGGATTTGACTGAAACTCATGACCAGGACAACAAGGAAACACACCCACTGGCTTGAAAACAATCCCATCACCAGCAATAAAAGTCCGATGGTATCCATGAATAATGCAACATGAAGCCACGGATGCGCCATCAGATACCATCTTTTTGATGTCTTATCGAGCCTCTGAAAGACTTTCACATGTCGGTACAGGGATTTACATCTAAACAGCTTCACAAGCTCGTACAGGGCTTGTATGATGATTAAGGTGTAGAATACGTGTTTCATGGTCAGTAGCTTTTATCTCCGTGCTTATACGGACGTAGTTCATTGTATTTCATCTTCTGCTTGATGTGCCAGAAGATGTCGATGTCTTTTTGTACACAGAAAACCAATATTTCAATTAAAGCCATTCGAAGAAAACTGTCGAATGAATGGTTTTCAATGTAATCTGAATCTGTTATGTTACATACCAACGAGAAAACAGATTCCGTGAAAGTCCAATCGAGGAAGCCCTCTGAACATTTCAATTCATCAGAATTGACCTCACCCAAATCCACGTTCCTCAATCCGGCCAAATCCAGCAGACGAATACAGGCATCAGCAAGTTCATCCTCCACGCTGTCTTTAAGATAATATTCAAACGTATCACGATAGGCTTCATCATAGTTTTCTCCATACAACTTCATCTCATGCATATAGTAATCCAATTCCTGATTGAACTTTTTGGTATCAGCATGTTTCCCTTTCCGGTCAGCTTCCACCGCTTCCATCAGTTCGGATATGACCAGACAGAGGAAATGTTCGTCACTCAGGTTTTCTTCGTGCCAACCATGGGCTACTGCGCACTGGTAGGCCTTATCTCTCAATTTGTTTAAGTTCATAATTTTCTATATTTATGACATTTTGACATCATTTCTCTGGCACACATATTGTATGCCCGTAATAAAATTTGATTATATCTATATGAATGAATTTGATTCTTATAAGAATGATTTTGGTTTTGAAATAGGTTCGGGATTCTCAGGAAATTCTGATTACATGAAAGATCTGGATGAGAAGAAAAGACGTACTCTCATGGAAGAGCAATACAACTTTCTTCAAATTCAGAAGTCAGAAATCCTCGCTCAACAGAAATATCGTGAGTTGCATCAGAAGGAAATACTTGCTCAACAAGAATATCGTGAAGAGCAACGTAAAGAATCCAACCTTGAAAAATGGCTTCTTATAGTCAATACTTTTATTGCCATCGCAGCATTATTGGTATCCATATTCAAATAAAAATCCCCGATAACCGCCACAAAGCAGTTACCGGGGATTCAAAAAGCACTGACAAGGGCTGTCAGTGGAATTCTACATTAAATAAGTAAAACTCAAGAGCAAAGTTGTTGGGACACAAAAAAGGCCATCTCAAAATTATTTGCGACAGCCTCTCTTTTATCAAATACTAAAATTCTCAAATTATTCCTTATATTATTAACCTATATAAGGAACTAAAGCAAATCTTTTAAAGATTTACTTTTAATCTTCACTTTCCATCATAGCTTTATGTTTTAGTTCCATATTGAGTATTGCAAAAATAATAAAAAGTACTCGGAACACAAACTTTTTCTCAATATTTTTGATTATAACATTACATTATCATGATAACAGCTCCATTTTTCGGAAGCATCCACTTCCTAGATTCTAGGAAAACAGTATTAGTTTCATTTCCTATAATTGAAAAGTCACTAACATCAACTAATGTTCCTAATAACTCACCATGAAGTTTTTGAGTTGTATCCTTTACACTATAATTCAAAATAAAACTTTTTGTAGGATGCCTCAATCTTTTACAAAATGTTTTATCCATGGCAGCAATAATTGTATCATAAGATATTTTTACCTCCAAAGATTGCTTAAAAGATTTTATTATTGGTACAAATCTATCTTTATTAGAAGATATGGTTATACAAAGAGGATATGTATTATCCTTTTTGTAATCACATTTTTCAACAAAATTCACAAAATCTCCTTTCTTTAGGTATACCCACTCTCCTCCATCAACCTTATATGACAATTGCTTTATTGTTACAAGTTCATCTTGATTCCGACCTTGGACTTTATGAGTAAAAATTCTTACCCCTATATCTTCGTTAAAAACCACATTTGAATCATTATTAGGACTTTTAATTCCATAATCAACTTCCACATGCTTTAAAACATTGCCATCTTCATCAGCTTTTTCACAAACAATTGTTTGTCTATACCAATCATAATAAGGATGCGTTAATAAAGAACAGATTTCTTTATCTAACAATATCAGTCCTGGTTCATAATTATTAGGGACAGAATATAGAATTGATGTTGTAGATTCTCGAAGTTGCGCCAATCTAGATGTATCCAATTCCCTTAAATATTCATTGCTCGTCAAAATATTAAGCATAGTATCCTTATAGTTTTTTACCATATTAGGAACATCAATATAAACTCCCAGAATTAATCCAGCAAATACAGATAAAGCTACGCCTAAAAAGACATTCGCAATAAATTCATAATTGTCTTTCAGGATATAAGCCAATAGGCATGTAATTACTGCCATACAAACAAAGTAACGAGTCTTATATTTAGACCACCATTCTTTTTTATTTCCCCGTTCCATAACACATACAATTAAAGTCTTTTAAACAAAAATAAAGTTTTACATTCTTTCTTGCAAATTATCAATATATTTTAACATTTAAACATATATAATAGCAGCCAGGAACAGGTAATACAATTTCGTTTTCATTAATTATTTCTCCTTTTTTCTACAAGCTGCTCAAGTCTCTTTTCACACTCGGCACATTCGAGTTTCTTGCGTCCCAGTTTCTCCCGGAACTTAACCAGTTCCTCATCGGATTCCTCGTCAAAGAACATGTTGTTCTGACGGTTGTACTCTATGTATTCATTCATCCTGCGTTCTGCTTTTGTTATCTTGGCTTTTGCAGAAATCAGTTTAGATAGGCAAGAACTCACTTCAAGCGACTCTCCTGAATGCTTGTCGTAGTAGTAAAAAGAAGTGTACACATCATTCCTCGGATACTGGCATTGCAGTCTGGCCACCCTCCATCTGATTACCCACATCCTTCTTTCGTACACTTCACGAGGAAGGTCGTAGGTGTATAGGGTGACAGATTGATGGCCGTGACCGTAGCAGATGCTGATTTGCACCCAATTCTCGATTTTCAGTTCCTTTTCTGCTTTGGCATAATCCTTAGCCATCTGGAACCAGTTATCCATACTTTCTTGCTTTCCCATATCATTCAAAGTTCAATTCAAGTTGTTGCCAACCCGGTTCTCTGTATTTGCGATTCGACTGCATAAAGGCTTTCCGTAGGGCTTCAGCAATCTTATCACGCATTTCTTTAGATACATGGTTCTTGTCGGCTTCGCTGTTCATTTGGAGTATCTTGTTAAGACTGCCGTTTATTGGCTTTTCATCAAAGAACAGGTTATACTCGGTAAATATCCGGGTGCAATCCTTTGCAGCTTTCTCTTCTTCCGCATCCTGGTATCGCTCTATTACTGTTTCCTGGGCTGCTTTCAGTATTCTTTGTCCTCGTTCGCTCCTGCAACCATGCCATTCATTCTCGAACATGACAGATATTGCACGCTTCTTACGGACATTTCCTATTCTAGCCCACCCATAATACACTTTCAGTTCACTCATATCACGCAACCTTTCTTTTTCTTATAATCTCCTTACAGATAGCCTCGCAAAGCACACGAGCCATGTTCACCTCCACGGCGTTGCCGATGAACTTCTTCTGGTCTGACTGGGGGCCAATCAGTACATAGTCTTCAGGAAATCCCATTATTTTCTTGAGTTCTGCTATCCGAAGCATACGCATTTTTATGTCAATGATGCCATACAAAGCCATAAACTCCTTAATCTTGATTGTCATCGGACTGTCATCAGGTGTAACCTGTATGCCGATACCTCCTTCAACCTCTACCAGATAAGGCGGCATTTTGTCCATGCGGGCTATAAGTGTGAAACATGGGTTGTTTACAGAACCTCCGGCGCTGGCAAACTGAGGATTCATAAGGTAATGCCATTTGCGGTTGGCTGTAATGGTCTGAGAAGGTTGCTCAATGCTGCTTCCAATATTCGAGAAAGCTGTATTCATTATCCACGGCTTGCAGCTTACCATATTGAACTTAGGCACCGTGGTTACTGTACCAACTGGTTGATTAATGGATGTCGGTTTCCCGGTACCATACTGGTTATCTATGAAAACAGAATTTACCAATGCCAACCTGTCTTTAGTCGTAACCGTAGGGGCTGGAAGCTCGACCGAATGGTTGTGACCGTTTCCGTAGTAGGCAGACACGAAAGCGTGGTGGTCTTTACAAGTGATAGTTCCGGAAGGTCCTTCCACAGATATGTTCTTGCTATCTGGATGGCCGCTGAATTGCTTGGAAAGAAAGTTTACCTTAGCTAAAGCCAACCGTCCTTGTGTTGCCACAACCGGGCATGGTTCGTCAACGCTTGGTGCCTGGTATTTCCCCGTCCGACTCATAGAGTTATACTTTACAATAAAAGCCTCCTTACCTCCAGCTACAAACTTAATCAGTCCGGCATAGATGCGTTCAAGAGTTTTCTCGGCCAGCGGCTTCTTCCGGCAAAAGATACTTTCCCCTTCATCTGAAAAGTCCAGTACTTCCTTGACGGGCTTCCACTTTTCCAATCGTCCGAACATATCGTTTTTCCCATCCTTGCAGTGTGTCGGTTCTGGGAATACGATAGGCAGGCCGCGTTTGGCGAAGATACCAAAGAACCGCTTACGGGTAGTATAGGCACCATAATCAGCAGCGTTCAGAATACGCCAATCAAAGTCATAGCCGTATCGCTTCACATTCCGTTTCCATTTCTCGTAGCACCGTCCTTTGTCCTTACTGATAGGGTGTCCTTTTTCATCCATATCGCCCCATGACATGAACTCCTCAACGTTCTCTATCTGTATGTAGTCTGGATCAATTGATTCTATATAACGGAAAAGGTGTTCAGCAAGAGTACGACTATCAGCGTTCCGTGGCTGTCCTCCTTTTGCCTTGCTGAAATTGGTACATTCCAGCGAAGCCCATAGAACTACATACGCATCCGGATAAATCTTCTTCATTCGTTCTACATGGGCCACCAAAGGAGACAGTTCCAAAGTTCTGATGTCCTCCGTGAAGTGGAGCGCATCCGGGTGATTGGCAGCATGACTGGCGATGGCGTTTGCGTCATGGTTCACACAAGCGACAACTTTCGCGCATTGTTCATCTGCGTAGCGTGCGTTTTCTACTCCGGTACTGGTTCCCCCGGCACCGCAGAAAAGGTCTATATAAAATAACTTTATCATATCAGTTCCATCTTTGAGGTCGGTTGTTGATTCTCTCCAGGTATGCAGCTATCTTCTTTTCCGCATCCTCGCCGTTGCGGACGAAAATTCGCGTCCGTGTCTTGTCGCCTGGGATAGCTACATACTTTCCATGTTTCTCCAGTTCCCGATGCTGGGCAATTTTCAATTCAGTTCCAGAAGGGTTCTTCTCCAAATCCACTTTACGTGGAAGCATCGGGTCATTTTCCGTTATCATTTTGAAAGATATTTGTTGATTATGTTACTCACTACAAGTCCGGCTTCATCACACATCCCGGCAAAGTTGTCAGACAATGAAGCGTTTTTCTCTTCATCCGGTATTCGTACTATGCTTCTCAGTTCTTTCAGTACGCGCTTTACCTGAAAAACTACCTGAGCATCTATTCCGTTTGATTCAAGTTCAGACTGGAACTCCAGTGCCGCACCTTCAAGCAAATCGGAGTAGATGAACAGCTTGTGCATCTTGCGAAGCATTTCTACCTTGAACTCCGGGGTATAGTCCTGAAGAAGTTCTCCCAAGGAATGCGGTTCCAGTTCTCTTTCAAGGGAGTCAATCTTGTTCTTGATTTTCTGTGCTTTGGCAAAGTTCATGGATGAAATCAAAGCGATATACTTCTTTCTCAGTTCATTGAGCTTTCTTTCTGATTCTTGTCTTGTCATTTCTCTACTTTTCTGATGATTAAATACTTTGGCTCACCCTTGCGGAGATTGCTTAATGTCTCTTCGTCAACCTCTGCTTCTGTGAGTCCGTTCACGTTCATGTATTGTGGAAGACGGTATTTCTCGCGTAACCTCCTGATCAGGTTCCAGTCACGAGTTACCCAGTTGATTGTGATTTTCATATCATTTTCTCAGGCTTTCACCGCTGAAGAGGACGGTTTTCGTTATCGCCCTCAGCCGGTCAATGGTTCTTTCCCCATATTTCTCTCTCAGCTCGTCTATCGTGAGATTGGTGGTCAGGATAAGAAGCTTTCCTTTCTTCTCGGCTTCGTCTGCCAGCTCAGCGAATGCAAGCCTTTTTTCGCCGTATTTGACGCTAAGATTCTCTGTTCCTATATCGTCAACGTAGATGATGTGTTTTTGCTTCACAGCGTCTAAATCTGCATTCATCTGCTGTGCATCGTAGCAGCTTACCACCTTGCGGCAGTAATGGTTAAGAACCAAAGGGAGAATCTTTCCGCAAATAAGGGTCTTTCCGCGTCCGCAGTTGCCGAAACACAGAAGTCCGCGACCTTCATTGCCGGCCAGCCAGCCTGCCACTTCTTCGTACTCAGGAAGCCATCTGGCATTTTCTCCAGTGAAGTACCTGATACCGGCCCAGAGAACTCTTTTGGCATCCGGAACGGTTACCTGTACGATGTTAGGAATAGGGGAGAAGCCCGTATCTTTGAGCCGTTCGATTGTCTGTTGAAAATTTATCTGTTCCATGTTTACCAGCCTTTCTTGTATTTTTCCGGTGAATTATCCTTCAGAACTATGCCTACATCTGTTTTTGAAAGAGCTTTTTTCTTGGCCTGAGAAACTATCTCATTAAATTTTGAGTTGATGTTTGTCACGCTAAAATTCTCGAATATCCAACCTTCTTTTATGGATAAAAGCAAATATTGAAGTGCATACAGGATTGATTCATCGGCGACATCCATCTGCTTCTGTTCCCGTTGGAACTTCAGTTTTTGAAGCAGCTGGGACATTGCTCCTGCATCCTTGGCCGTCCAGTAATAATCACTTCCGAACAACTGTCTGTAATAGGTTTCAAAAAGGGAACGGGCTTTATAGTTAATACCCTCCCCCTTGGGGGGTGTGGGGGGAATATTATCATTAACAGTTTCTTTATCTTTCTTTTTCTTATTGCCCTTACCTTGCCCCAAATCTTCAATTTTTTCGGCCATTTTTTGCGACATTGCCCTTAGCTCTGCCCTTAGTTCGCCCATAGACACCTTTAAATCGCTGATTTCTTTATTGTTGTCTATGCCCTTATCTTTGTCCTTTGGATTGTCCTTGATAGGATTGTAGTCATCGTAATTGCATAAGGTTATGACAGTCATGCCCTGTTGGTTACAGGTTGTAATCATCCCCTTCTTCTTCAGTTTGGACAGGAAATATCTGACCTTCTTCTCAGACCATTTCCAACGCTTCATCAGAAACGATATGGATGCTGGATATTGACCTCTTGAATAAGAGATTTCCCGACCTCCGATGAGTTCGCTGTACGCCTCGCCGGTTGCATCAAATCGTGCTGACTGAATCAAGTCAAGCCACGCTTCGCATTCCGAAAACTCACGGGCTACTTTCCACATTTCATTCGAGAAAAACCTGCGGCTTAGCCTCAAAAATCCTTCTTCCATAGTTTCAGAATCTTACGTTAGTCAACTGTCTGCTATTGGAGTACACGGCCCATTTGCCGTTTCCGCTATCCACCAGGCGTAAATCCTTGACTTCGCCAAATCGTTTCAAATTCCCGCAAAGGTCAACGATCCAGCCAGCCTCCTTGTTAGGATGCGGACGGATAGCACGACCGACTATTTGGTACCATAGATCTAAAGACATCGTCGGACGGGCCATGACAATCGTATCCAGTTCAGGATAGTCAAATCCGGTAGTAAGTACACCTACATTGGCAACGACCGGTATCTCTCCAGCCTTGAACGCTTCAAGGATATGTTCACGTTCTTTCTTCGGTGTTTCTCCTGAAACGATGGCAGTTCCGGGAATGGACCAGGTAAGGCGTTCTGCTTCCTTCAGAAAACGAGTGAAAACCAATATACCTTTTCGTTTTACACCGCTCTTGGGATTCATAAGCCTTTGGACGATACTTACCAGAAACCCGTAGAAGTCGATACGCTCATACTCTTTTACTACAGACTTGTCCGTGTAGTCGGCTCCGGTAGTGTTCACCTTCAGGTTAAGTTCGTTCCATCCCAAAGGATTCATCGGATAATAGTTCAGCTTCGAAAGATACCCCATATCCAATAGAGTAGAGATTTGAACCTGATAGATTACCTCAGAGAACACGCACGGGCGTGTGCGTGTGATGAACTTCAACATGCTGCCGAAATCCCTGCTTGATGAAAGACGGTAGGGCGTAGCCGTCAATCCAAGAACTTTACATTTCAGCATCGAAAGAAATCTCTTGTACATTCCGTCTTTCGGGTTAACCAGATGGCACTCGTCGATGATGATATTCTGAAAATGCTGGAAGAGTTCCGGATGGTTGACTACGCTTCCGATAGTGGCGAAAGTTATTCTTGAAATCTCCTTTCGCCCGAATGAGGCAGAGTAGATGGAACAGTCCAGAACACCATACGAACAGAGCTTCAGATAGTTCTGTTCGAGTATTTCTTTACTTGGCTGAAATACCAGCGTGTGCCCTTCAAGACGGCTGGCGATGTCGGTAATCACAAGACTCTTGCCGGCTCCGGTAGGCAGCACCATGATGGCATTGTTCTTCTTGGCCCTGTTAGCAAAGAAGCTGACTGCTGCATTACTGGCCTTCTGCTGGTAATCCCGTAAAACATAACTCATAATCCTTTCTCCTTACTCAGTTTGTCTCCCAAAGCCTTGTAATACTTGGTGAGTTCGATTAATTCAAAATCAGTCCATTTCTTCGCCTGGCTTGCTCTCCATGCCAGCTTGTCGAATCGTAGCTGGCCGATTTTAGCTTTCAGGTTCTTTTCATATTGTATCAGATGGTCGGCACTGAATCGGTTGCACGCCCGGCATTCTGCGTGGGCGTTGTCCTCGTCAAAGCGTGTGGCCATGTGGCGGCGCGAATGGAAGTGTCCGCAATCGGCCTGTTCGTATGGCTTTATCTGGCCGCATGATATACAGCGGAAATACCCGTTCGGCATACAATCACGAAGCCGGATATAGCGGCTGAAAACTTTGTCGAGTTTGGCCACTAAATCCGGCTTCTTCTTAATCTTGATACCTGCCTTGTCAAATAACGGTAAAGGCTTTTCTTTCTTCTTTGTTTTTCTTTTTATGTAATATGGCATTATTAAATTATAAATTTAAGAAGGGGCATATCCTTCCCAAAAAGAAGTGTAATGTGTCTAATTTTAACTTAATCATAAAAGATTGGATATGCCCCAGTTATTTATTATCTTTGTCTTTGTCTAATTTTAATTTTTTCAATTATGGGTAGATTTACAAACGAGCAATTATTAAAATTGCAACAGAATTTGAAAGTTGGCAGATGTCCTAATTGTGGATATGAAGGTAATAAGGATGTATGTCCAGAAGAAATGCACCTTGTCTCTTTAGACATTGATTCAAGACATACAGTAGGGCTCGAATCTTTAGGTTCATATCCAGTAGTGATGGCAGTATGCCCTAATTGTGGTTTTATTTCACTTTTTAGTAAGAAATTTTTGTGTAGATAATCTACAATTTAAAACCCATCCGTCTCCCTTTACATTTATTCTTAAAGGAGACGGATATTTTCCTTTATTATTAATTCCTTTTCTCATATTATTCATAATTTTAGTTTGTGGTACCGGCAGGATTCGAACCTGCATGAGTTGTCAGTTCTTTGCATCTATGGATTGACCGTCCAATCATTGAGCATAGCGTCTACCAATTCCGCCACGATACCAATGCCCGGCTTTCCGGGCGTTTATTCATGCTATTTCGTTATTTTTAAAAACTCAGGGGCAATTCCATAAAGTGGTGTACGGCCATCCCATTTATCTATGAATTGCTTATAGAGTATTTCTTTAGTCAACCCACGTGATTGAATGATAGCCTGTTCTGTTTTTAATTGCTCCAATTCGTTGCGTTTCTTCTGCTCTGCAATCTGCTGGTCTAATACAGATATATTGGTATTCACCTCATTACGACTATCAATCTTCTCACGCACAGCCTTTGAAAATTCAAGCTGTGCAGAAAAAGTCAGCAATTGAAGCCCTCTTTTCTCAAATTCTTTATCCACAATCTGCTCCAACCGCTTTTCAAAAAGAAGAGAACCACCGTCAGCCATTAAACTGTCTGTCTTGTGCTTACGGCTTTCTTCTTTGATTAAATCATAAATACGAGGTTCAAGTATATTATCTTCAAGGCTTTGCATAAACCCGTCTTTTCCTGATTCTGTATCAGCTTTATCTATATGTTTGTTATCGAATACAACATCTATAGCTCTATTCTTGATAACTTTATAAGAATAAGTAGGACGTGCGTTAAATTCAGTGTTATCAGCAGCCTTCAATGTGACAGGTTCAGCAAATTCCCCTCTTTGGTCAAACAATGGAACTTGAAACAATTCAGTGCCCCATTCCCAAGTGGAAACTTTACCGGACACTACCTTAAAATCCTCTTTTCCTTGCTTCCCATAGTTCTCCATTAGAACACCGGCATAATTAGGGGCTACTCTTTCGCATGAAGCAAATACCACTAAGGTCATACAGACCAACATTAGATTAATCAATCTTTTCATTCTTCAAATTTTTAATTAGTTTATAAACGAAATAAATCACTGTGGCTGATATTATTACCACGCCCAGCCAAGCGTTGAGGTGATTGAATATTCTGTTTCCGATAGATACTCCGACTACCAGAAACAGAATTAAATAAATTTGCTTTCTCATTGTTACACCTCAATGATTACGATGTCAGGTGCAACACCTTTGATTGCTTCAACCTGTTTGTCAATCACCTTATTCTTGTATTCTTCAATGGCCTCATTCGCACCGGCAGAAACCAAAGAAAGGGAAACTTCCCGTCCGTCCACATCGGCGTAGATTTCAACTTCGATTTCTTCACAGGCAAAACCTTTGAAAAGAGGGATATTCAGTTTGAACGATTTTGGCAGATTGGAATCAACCACTTGAGAATAGTTATCCGTCTTGTTTCCGTTTTCCTCTTTACTACGTTCTATATCCTGGTTTACTTTCGCCTTGAAATTCTTCAAAGTAGAAACCAGCATCATGTTCTGTGATTTGTCTTTGAAGAAAGCACGGTGCATCTTGAAGAACTGGGATAACTTAATAGGTTCCCATTTCCTTTCCGCATTGATACCGAACTCCTGCATTTCCTTTGAAGCCTGTAAAACTCCACTAATTACTGTCTGGTAATAATTGGTTTCATCAATAGTCAAAGCCAGACACATCTTATCACGGTTCACAATGATATTGGCCGATTTCTGATTAATCAGTTCGACACGCTTTTCCAGCCATCTGAAGGGTGCTTCTATCGTTCCATTGATAACTACTCTCTCCGGTTCTTTCGGGTCAAGGGCTACGGATGCTTTACCTTCTCTCAATACTACTTCGATGGGGGTACCATTGTACTCTTTCGGTACTACCAAATTGATTTTGTTTTCACTCATGATTCTGTTCCAGTTTTACGGTTAATACTAAATACTGTCTTCTGCATTTCTTGTGGCATGATTGGGCGGCTATAAACCAGTTCACCTAACTTGTTGTAGAATCCTACCATCTTTTCTTTATGGTATAGGAATTTTGCACATTCTTCATTCTCGACGAACTCCGAACCTCTTTTGATGTGGTCCAAAAGTTCCTGTTTTTCTTCATTCAAAGGCTTTAGGCGTTCTTTGAAACTCTCCATAGCCTCTTTCTTCTCCATCTCGACATCGTTGATGGTGATAGATACCTCAGCCAATGTTTCTTTCTTCTGAGCCAGTTCTTCGGGGGTGAATCTGTGGGTGTAGCCGATTTTCTCCACTGCATCGGCGTTGTCCTGAAGGAACTGCCATCGTTCCTGCTCAGGAATGTCTTGTCCTAAAAATTTGTCCATAATTATCTATAACTTTTTACACCGAACCTATTATAAATCTTTTTAGCGGTACCCATACCATTATAAACAGGGATGAAACTTCTTTGTAAGGCCTTCTCTCTTTGATGAATGCCGCTTGAATTAGGATTAATTGACTTCTCTGGATTAAAGAATCTTGCTACATCTTGGGGAAATTTTCTTTTTTTCATAATCTCAAAATTTTAGATAAACTCTTTATTACGTTCGATTTCTTGTTGTGCAAAAATTAGCATCTGCTGTTCGTTGGCAGCATATCTTACGGTTTATAATCTCGTTTATATATCCATCTATATCCTCCAGCTGTTGAATGCTTTTTTACAGCACGCCATATGCCACCATGATGAATACCAGTCTGCCTTTCTGCTTCATTTGTTGAGGGATATTCATTAACAAAATTGCCGTCTAAATCCAACTGTACGACAGGTATAGAGCATTTACCATTTTTATTGGCATTACCTATTTTTTGAGAATGCTCTTTTGATAGATGTTTTCCATAAAAATGATGTTTTGCTCCTATTTTGCATTCACTCAATCTCTTTTTAGTAATCGGGTTATTTTGATTTTCCTTTATTGTTACCCATCTTAGATTTTCAACTCTATTATCCGTTCTATTTCCATTTATATGGTCTATACACGTCTTTCTTAATACATTTTCAATAAAGGCGGCTGCAACAAGCTTGTGAATAGGAATTGTTTTCCCTTTACTGTTCTTTTTTAAACAAACTGTTAAATAGCCATACTTATTAGGTCTTGGTTTGATACTAACTCCTTTTCTGAAAATAACTTGTTTATTTTTTAGATAAGGAGCATCATACCATCTGTCTTTTGACCTGACATTGCCTTTATTGGATACTTGGTAATATTCTTCATACCCTATAATATCCTTCCAAACTTCTTCCATAAGAATAGTTTTATAAAAATTCTTTATTATTTTCTATTGCCTGTTGGATATGGATTAAAAAATCACGTTCAGAACTACTTGGTAAGTAAATACCGGCCACAGATGCGCTCCAGTTACGAAAGCGGTCAATGCTCAAAGTCATTTCACCTGTTGTCAGTTCTGCAGAACTTCGCAGATAGGTTACTTCCTTGCCTTTCTTGTTGACCGTCTTTCTCTCAAACAAATCACGGTTGCAAGTCCTTTTGTAGAAGTCTATCTTTGCTTCATCAAGGCTGCAACCGTACTCACTGCCGAAATACCCTAAAAGCAGATGCAAATAGCTGTTCTGGGATAGCGTGCGGTTAGGGAGCTTCTTTCTCACTTCCACAACTGCATGCTCCTGGAACAGCTTGTTTACATAAGCCTTGAACTTGGGTATATCGTATTCATTCTTCAGATTGAATATGCTCATAGGCTAGAACGGTAAGTCATCTTTGGGATTTCCATTCGCATCTACATCAGGTGGAAACGCCTGTGCCATGGTTGGCGTTTGTGTCGGTGCCGGTTGCTGTGCTGGCACGGATGCTGGCTGGTGCATTGGCTGACGGCCTTCCAGTTTATAGCAGCGGATGGACACCATGCGTTTTAGTTGTCCGTCCTGATTTGTCCATTCCCGACCTTGCAGGGAAAAGGAAACCGTTATTACATCACCGGTTCTGAACTGGTCAAGTTCGGCACATTTGTCACCACTTACTTCAAGTGGCAGGACGTTCTCGTACTGGCTTCGTTCACCTGTATAGGGGTCATAGGTTGTGGCATCAAGAATAAATTCACGTTTCACAAACGGGTTGCCACCGCTTTTGGATGGGATTTCTTGGGGCTGGCCAATATAGACCAGCCGTCCGGTTATTTGATTAGGCATAATATATAGATAGAAGATTTGACGAATTAACTCTAATATCCATCAGAATTTTTCGCCGTTCATTTGTTATCAATGCGTAGGCACAATCTCTAGTAAGATAGGTCAGAAGTCCATTTTGTTCACCTCTAAGCTCATAAATCCTTCCATTGTATTCAATTTCATCCATTTATCTAGTCTTCTGCAAAAATTTTCTTATCGGTTATCAAATCTCTGTTGTCATTCAAGAACCGGATAAAGTCCTCACAATGATTTATAAGGATAGGTATATCCCGTGCCGGTACGAAAGTGTAGCTTTCAGTATAGGTTGATTTGAAGTCCGTAACATTATACTCAAATGACCTTACATCACTTCCGTTCTGCATCAGACAGTATGGATAAACCATGTGCTGCCAGTGGTCTTTGAACTTACCTACATAGTAACTTCCGGTAGTCTTGATGTCATGTACTGACATCGGCATCAGTTCATCTATATAACCATATAGAAGAACTCCTCCGAAGCATGTTGGCAAAACTGCTTCAACCCGTTGCTGGGTCAAGGCCCCTTTGTAATAGTCTGCAAACTCACGGCAGATTGAGATAGGGAAATCGAACTGACGGCATTTATAGGTGGCTCTCAGCCCGACCAATGTCTGTCTGCCATCCTGCATGTCTGACAATAGTCTTTCCACCTGTACCTTGTCTGATTTCCTGTTTTCAACCATACAGTCGACTACCTCATTGAAAGCCGTTCCCTTGTCGGCTGCTTCACTATCAAACGGGACACGGTTTATAGTGTCAATCAGGCTCTGAAACTGCTGCTGTCTGAACTCTTCGGGGGTATGTGGGGGATTCTCACTGAATCCCCAATACCTTTCCCAGATGGCATCACTTTTCAGATAGCTTGTAAAGGCATCCAAAAGTGTAGCATAGAACTTGAATTTAGGCTGCTTTGTCTGCATAAGTCTTTGTCTCTTTATCGAATACCAGCCCGAGAGCTTTTACTTTTGCTGAAAACAGATTTCTGGCCATATTCAAGGAACTGCCTACATGCTCAAACTCATTAATTCTTGACGCAAACTCATTTGCAGAACTGGCATCAGTAATAAGTTCGATGTTCTCTTTGATTTCAGCTATGACCTTATCATACCTTGCAGCTTCTTCTTTCTTTACCTGCAACATGCTCAGGTAGGGCATAATTACCTTTGCAGTGATAAAGTCGTTCTTGGCAGTGGGATTTCCATTCTTGTCAAGAATTGTAGGCACCTGCATCAGTCCCGGCAAATTGCAGGTGTTTTTCCCGTCATTTCTTGATGTGGGGTCAAATGTGATTGTACGCTTCTGCACACCGTTCTCATTGCGCATTTCCAGATACCCCAGCAAATCAAGTTCCGTAACAATAGAGTTGTACGATTTTTCTCTTAAAGCAGGTATGAACACGGTGTCGTCACCTTCTTTCCGAGTGTCACGGTGGGCCACAAACACTACGTTCTTGTTAAGTGATGAAAGGGTTCGTGTCATCCATGAGAACTCAGCGTTGATACCTCCCCAGTCCTTGATTTGCGGCTGTCGTGTACCGCATTTGTAAGAAATGATGAAATCCATCATCTTTCCGATGGTGTCCACAACTATTGTCTGATAGGCCGAAAGGTCTTCCTGCAATACCTGTTGTACATCCTGCCATGAACTTACCTGTACGATGTCTATACCGTCCAGATGTGCCATATTCACACGTTTCACACCATTGTCAAAGTCGAGCAGCAGCGGTTTCGGTGCGCTCAATGCTACTGTTGTCTTACCCATACCTGCCTGACCGTAAATCATCATCTTAACGGTGGAAGGAATTACTAATTCATTGGATTTCTTAATCAAACTCATAACGCAATAGTTTTAAAGTAATATATTAATACATCAATTTTGCATGTTTTATCACGTCCCAGGCATTACAAGCCCATCTGCTGTGTGGCACGCCTTCTTTGGTCTTGTATCTTATTCTTCCGGATTCGCACAACTCTTTCAGCCTTTTGAGACCGCCTACTATCGAAGCTGCTTCGTATTTCCCGAAAGACTTGTTGTTTAAGACGATTTTCAATACATCTTCGTTTATCATAAGCATTTTATTTTAAGCAGATAATTGCCGAAAAACCCGGATACTCTGTTGCTGATACCCGGTATTTCACGTCCATTTTGTTTTTAAGTGTCCCGATCAAGCGGAGGTCACGATTGCGGCGTGATGCTTCCAGTTTGATTCCGGTATGCCGTTTCTTGTCATAGGGAACCTTGTAGATGTCCCCTTTCTTCATTTCATCAAAAAGACGTACTGTCTGGTAGTTTTCGTCTACTGTAATTTCTCTAACCATAGTTTAAGTATTTGATTGTTTGCTGGCAGAACGGGACTTGAACCCGTGACTTCCATGCTAACCCTTACATGGTGTTCTACCGCCTGAACTATCTGCCAATAAAAATGCCGGACTTTCATAGCCCGGCATCTACCCATTTTCTATAACCCATAAAAACTAATCGACTAAGACAACCAGCGATTTGACCATGTTCTTGAAGTTGTCAAACTTCGATTCAATCTTTTTCTTTTCTTCCATATAATACAGCATTGATTTTTTGTATTCCTCTGATTCGCGTTGCAGATTCTGTGTGTATGCCACGAGTTCATCATGCGTCATACCCTGTAATTCCTCATTTGTTTTCATGTCTATTCTTTTTAATGTTCTTGATTTCGGTTTCTATCTCCTTGTCGAACAGCTCCCGTCTGTCCAGTTCCCTTGAGCGTGCCGCCAGAATGGCACTGATGTCCGCAAATTCATCGCAGATGCTCTTTATTACCTTTTGAAGCTCTTCCATCCTTATCCATTTTATAAGCGGCCCAGAAGCCAGTTATTACAAACCCTGAAAATCCAATCCAATAGACCGGATTCAAATCCTGATTGAAGTGCATTACCAGAACGGACAATGCACAGAGAAAAAGTTGTATTTTCATAACCGTGTGTATTAAATATCGTTCCCGTGGGCGTTCCGGTGGTTGCCTTACTGCTTATCAAAGGTCTGGTAAGCCACGGGTATATATAGTTCATGCTGGTGTCTAATCAGTGAAGATTGTCTTTGTAGCCGGCCTACGGCCACCTGCAATCGTATAAGTGTCTTTTTGTTATCTGTGTGATTCGTATGCTGCGTTTGCTTAGTGCAGCCCTTTACTCATACTCTTTTCACACAGCCGTTATCGCTACTCAGTCGTCCGTTTCACGTCAGGCTTAACGGTAAGCCTAAATTTCCATCATGTCAAAGAACCAATCAAGTAGAACCCTGCCCGATTCTCGCTATCGGTTGCCGTTCAGTCCGTCAGCAGGGTAGGTGAGTTACCAGTGCGTCACTGCCATGCCTTGTGATAACTGAAGGTTAATGTAGTCCATGCCATCATCTTCAGGCAGGTTGTATTCTTCAAGAAGGGCTTCGTATTTGTCCACCTCTTCAGTAAGTGCTTTGATGTATTCTTGCTTGCTGTCAGCATTGAAAGCCCTGCGTAAAGTTTCTTCATCTGCGTTGTAGGCGAAATTCAGGTCTTTGTTCAGCCCGTCAAGTTCTTCTTCGATTTCGTGGCGTGTCATAGTCATGCGATGTTTAAAAGGTTGTCAAATTTTATATTTCCATTGATAGCCACCAGCCGTTGTCGTTTTTCCGATACAGCAGCAATAGATGTTTGAAACACTTACACCTGTTCTTCGTGAGGCTTCATTCAAGCTCTTATATTCTGCTATAACTTCACCATCTATAATCTGCAAACATGCTTTTTGATTGTACATTGGTTTGCCATTTCTCAGCGTCTTGTGATAATGTTCTGTATTTTCGTGTGGTGTACACCATTCAAGATTTTCTAATCTATTATCCATTTTATCGCCATTGATATGATTGATATACTCTTTTCCTTTTACCTTTTGAAGAAATGCTTTTGCCACAATCCGGTGGACACTCTTTGTATAGCCAATTCCATTCTTATATATCGTTACCATGGCATAGCCATTTCCATTTTTTGATGGTGTAATTTCTTTGAATATTCTACCATCAGAAGAGACGAAATAATCTGTCTCTTCTTCATTGTTTGATTCGAGAACTATTCTTTTTATATCCATTATGCTATGTTCAATAAGTTGGCTTTTTTAAATGATCGCCAAGATTGTTTTTCGGTATCAAAGTATATTGCTACTGTGTCATTCTTCTTTCTGCTTTCACCTGATGTGGCTGGTATCAGATTTTCTTTCAGCGTGCCGTAGGCTTCACGAACAGAACCATCTACCTTTTTGAAGTAGAACTTTACGATTCTTTGCTTCATTGCAGCTTTCAGCTTCATGTTTGCCCAGGCGCATTTCATTGCTTCACTCATAGAGAAACCGTTTCTCTTTACCAACTGCCATGCAAGGCTCATAATCTCGTGTAATAAATTCTTTTTCATAATCGTGTGAGGGTTAGTTGTTTTTTACTATATTTGTTTCGTACCTAAGTTTCGATATGCAAATATAGATATAATATCTAATATTGCAATCTGTAAATCTAATTATATTTAGATATTAACTCTAATTAACGCGAAATATGGATTTAAAGGGCAGATTAATTGAATTTATTGAATATAAAGGTCTATCTGTGCAGTCTTTTGAGCTTCAGTGTAGTCTCAGCAATGGTGCTGTTTCAAAAATGGGTAATAATACAAGAAGAAGTACAATAGATAAAATATCTAAATCGTATCCAGAACTAAACACAAATTGGCTGCTCACAGGTGAAGGCAGTATGTTATTAAATGGTCTTGATTCAGTTCCTAAAAAGAGTTTTACTGAAGGTGTACCTTATTATAATGTGGATTTTATAGGAGGGTTTGATATTGTCTTAAATGACCAGACTGCAAAACCTGAATACTTGATAGATTTCAAGAAATACAATGAAGCTACTTGCTGGTGTAATGTTACAGGCCATTCAATGGAACCTGAGATAACTCATGGAGATATTATTGCGT